AGCCTCGGCAGTCCGATCAATGGGCGGCAGTAGTGGCGGCGGTGGGGGCGGCGGTGGCGGGATGGACAAGCCCCGCAGCAGCCGAAAGGGGATTCGCCGTGATTAAGAACGTTATCCTTGACCTCATTAGCGGAGCGTGGACTGTACTCGGTCTTCTCTTCGCAGTGGTCGTACTGCCAGAAGGGCAGACGCAATCAACGATGGCAACACTGTTTATTCTACTCACAATCGGATGGCTTGTCACAGGGCCACTACGCTGGAAGGAATAAGATGAAGTTCAAAGTCAAGTCACAACTGGACCACGTAGAGAAGGGCGGCATCCTCGATGACTGCGGCCCGTCTAGCACGGCAGCCGCCGTCGCGTGGGCATCTGGCTACAAGGTGGACCCGACCGCTGGCGATGGCATCAAGGCCAAGGCTAAGGCGACTGGGTTCGTTGAGAAAGAGGGCGTGAGCGACAACGGCTCGTCCCTCGGTGACTTGATTAAGACTGCCAAGGAACTCGGTGCCAAGGCTCGGTACGCCAAGTCGTGGGACGACGTCGTCCTATCGGCGCACCGTGGCGCTGGTCTCATCGTGTGGGTGCAGCAGGCTGTTGACTACCCGCCAGTGGAGATCAGCGAGTGGCACAAGAAGTGGCAGAACTACTGGCTAAAGAAGGACAAGAAGCATATTGTGGTCGGGTATGGTCATATGACGGCAGCGGGTTGGGACGCTGTTGACGGATGGCAGTGGGCGTGTCCCACGAGGAGCGGCAAGGGCAAGGAGAAGTTCGGGGTCTCCGTGACTGAGGAGCAGCTCAAGCAGATCGCATCAAGCAAGAAGAAGCTCACTGGCGGCGCGGCTCACAAGCACGTCGTCATCGTTGAGTGGAAGTAAGGAGTCCCAATGTATAGCGACATCAAGGCAGGCATTCGCTGGGTCATCGACAACACGGGGGTTGACGAGGCGCTCATCGAGTTTGGACTAACGTTCATCACAGTATCCATCTCCGTTGCCCTCGGATTGGGCATCCCGTTGCTTGACATCAGCGGCGGCGACTTCCGTACCATCATCTCCGCTGGTCTTGCATCTGGCCTCCAGATCCTGATCAAGTTCCTTGACCCGAAGAACACGCAGTTCGGCATCAAGGAGAAGACGCCAGAGGACAAGGCTGCGGCAGAGAAGCAGTTTGACATCTGATCGTTGGATCTACGTTGGGGGGACGTTTGACCTATTCCACTACGGACACGCTCGATTCCTTGAGCAGTGCTCCAAGTACGGAAAGGTCATCGTCGCCATCAACACCGACGACTTCTGCGAGCGGTACAAGCGTAAGCCAGTCCTGACGCTGGGAGAACGGATCGAGTCCGTCGCAGCGTGCAAGTGGGTAGACGAGGTCATCGTCAACATCGGTGACGAAGACAGCGGCATTACGATTGACACCATCAAGGACAAGAAGGTCACCCACATCGCCCACGGGGATGACTGGACTGGCGACTCGCTCATCGAGCAGCTTGGCATCAGCCAGGAGTGGCTAGACGAGCGGGGCATCTCAATGCTCTACGTTCCATACACCAAAGGTATTTCTACAAGCGACATCATCGGGAGAATCAATGGCGACGTTCACGGCGGTTGTCACTGCGCATAAAGACGAGGCTGGGCTTCGCCGCGTGCTAGGCGACCTCCTGGCGTGGCAGGTACGCAAGCCAGACGAGATCATCGCGCTGGCGTCAGAGATTAACCTGACCAGCCTGCGACACGAGTTCCCGTCAGTCATCTTCCACGAAGAGCCGAACAAGGAGGACTGGGGTCACGACAAGCGGGCCAAGGGTCTTGACCTTGCCACCTCGGACTACGTCGGCTGGTTTAATCACGACGACTCCTACAACCCAGACTACATCTCAGAGATGATGCGCCACGCCGAAGACGGCAATGATGTGGTATACTGTGGCTGGTCTAAGAACAATACCCCAGAGTTTAAGTCTGGGATCTCCACGTCTGGAAACTACATCGTCAGGACGCAGGTTGGCCGAGACGCTGGATACGGTGACCGTCACTATGAAGCTGACGGCACATTCATCAACCGCATTGCGGCACTGACCACTTTCATCAAGTTCGTCAACCGAGTCCTGTATTACCACAATGAGGTGAAGTATGCCTAAGACAGCAGCGTGGCAACGCAAAGAAGGACAGAATCCAAAGGGCGGGCTAAACGCTCGCGGTCGGGCTTCGTACAAGGCACAGACTGGTGGCACATTGAAGGCTCCAGTCAAGAGCGGCGACAATCCACGTCGCGCTTCGTTCCTTGCTCGTATGGGAAATATGCCAGGTCCTGAACGCGATGAGAAGGGGCGCCCGACCCGACTCCTTCTCTCGCTTCAGGCTTGGGGTGCTGGTAGCAAGGCGGATGCTCGCACCAAGGCCAAGAACATCTCATCTCGCCTTAAGGCGAGGAAGGATTGAAGCCGCTCGATAGCGATATTGCCAGAGACCTTGCTCGCGGTCGGAATGACATTGCATTCTTTGCAGAGCGATGGCTTGGCGTAAGGGGGAACCCTGGGCAGATCAGATGGTGGGAAGCGTGCGCCGAGCGTGACGATACTGGTTATCGACCGAGGTACATCACGACGGTCGTCTCAGCTGGGAACCGTGCAGGAAAGACTCTTGCTATGGCTGTTGTGTGCCTCCATCACGCGCTATACAAACTAGGGATTGCCAGCCCAGACGCCTCTGACCCACAGTCCTACAAGCGGTGGAGCGACGCTCCGTACGAGTGGTACCACGTAGGAATCCAGCAGGAGACCGCAGAGCTGGTCTTCCGCGAGATCGAGACATTGCTAGGCGGAAGCCATCCAGCGCAGAAGGGTCGCGGATGTGCTATCATCAAGGAACTTGGCAAGGTCATAGATACCCAGAAACGGTATCGCGGTGAGTATGCGTGGGTTAAGTTCAACCCCGTGGTCGGCGGCGCAAGCATCCACTTCCGTACTACCCAGGACCGAGCCAAGGCACTCCTCGGTAAAGATATGAACGGCATCTCGTTTGACGAGGCGGCCTTTGAGCCGCACCTGCTGATGATCTACCAAGAGGTGCTCAACCTCCGCCGACTCTCCACTGGTGGTCCACTCCACTTCATCGGCACACCGAGCGAGGGCATCAACGACTACGCGGAACTCTGGGAGAAGGGAAACCTAGACAACCCAGCGCGAGACGAGAAGTTCATCAGCTTCCGACTCTCCACCCGCGACAACATCGGCTACGGACTGACGCAGGAAAACTTTGATGACGTCGTCCGCCAGCAGGCAGAGTACCTGATCCCACAGAACATTGACGGGTACTTCATCGAGGCAAGAGACGCCTTCTTCTGGAGTCAGTCAGTCCTCGCGCTGTACAAGCCGCTTGAGGATGACGTCAAGCCAATCAGACATCACCGCTACATCCAAGGCGTAGACCCAGGCATCTCGCACGATGCGACGTGGGCCATCACGCTGGACATCACCAGCCGCAACAAGATTCGCGGCGTGCGGATCAGGAAGCGCAGCGGCAAGCAGAGCATCTCCGCCGTGGTGAATATGGTCCGCGAGGGTCACCTGCTCTACAGCCAAGACGGCGCCTTCTGCACCACCATCGTGGATTCCACTGGTCTTGGTGGCAGGCTCTTCCAGCAGGAGTTCTCAATGATCCGCCCGCTCCGAGGGTTTGACTTCGGCGGCACGAAGGCGAAGAAGGTGGAGCTCCTCAACGACCTCAAGGCAGTGATCGACAAGGGGCAACTAGAACTCCCGATGGGCGGACCGTGGGATGAACTTAGGAGACAACTCCTGATCTACAAGTTGGACGACAAGAAGTTAGAGCAAGATGCAGTAATGGCATTGGCAATCGCAGTGCGGCACGCGCTGCGGAATCCTGAGAAGGGCGTAGAGAACCCGTCCTTCACATATTTTGGAGTAAGTGACTGATGGCTAAAGTTCGTAAGATCCCAGCGGCGTTCCAGGGAACGCGGGCGATACCAGCTCAATAC